GCTGTCACGAGCCATCGTGATCATTGCTTTGGAGCCGGACGCACCCATCCGCTCCAGCTCGCGGCCCGAGTTCGACGCCCCGTCACTCATCCGCGCCAGATCCGAACCGACACGCTGCGCCGACCCACTAGCGCCGACCATGAACCGGGAAGCGACCTGAGTATTCCCACCCAGTTCACGCATCGCGCCGCCAGCACCATCCGTGCTGCCAGCTAGCTGACCGAAGGAACCACTGGCGGCGGCGACCCGCACCCGGGCGCCTTCCATCGTGCCCGCGACGATCTGCGACCACTCAGCGAAACTCCGCGTAGACGAAGCAGCCCGATCTGCCGCCGCCGCATGCCCATCCAAAGAGCTAGCGCCACGCTCGGCAACGCCGGCCTGTTCGCGGTGAGCTCGAGTCAGATCGCTGACAGCCTGCCCGAGATTCCCCATAGACCTGGCGGCATCATCAGCCGCGCGCCCGTGATCCCGGGCCGAAGACGCGGCACCATCGGAGGCCTTGGCCACATTGCCGAGGTCGCCGAGGGCTTTGTCCATGTTGGTCTTGACATCGACCGTGATGGTTTTCCCGGTCAACCCGGCCAGGGCGGCCTTGACCGAGTTGATCGCGGCGAGTGCGCCGGAAGGGTCACCGCCGATAGTCAAACCGATTTCCGGCACGGGACAACCCTTCCTACATCATCATTGCGTCGTCCCTAGGCGGCAACGAAGCCATCCAGGCGCGTTCCTCGGCGGTGGGGATGTACATTTCCGCTGGTTTTTCGTCGTCGTCGACGGGTTCCTTCAACCACCACAAAACATCCGCGGCGGGTTTCCCGGATGCCTGCAGGATCGCGTACATGTCGTCCCGGCCACCGCCGATGGGGCCTTCGATCTGAACCAGGGCGATCCACTCGATGAACTGTTTCCGGGTCAGCATCCGCCCCAAAAAGTCGGGGTGCGGGACGCCGAGGGCTAGGCAGAGTTGGAAGGCGAATCTTCGCTGGTCGTCGTCTCGGAGTTTTTTTCCGCGTCCTTCACCGACGAGAAGTTCAGCTCATTCGCCGCGATGACCAGCGGTAGGATCGCGGAACGGGTGCGGCCTTCGAAGAAGGCGAGGGCTTTTTCGACGGTGGGGAAAATGCAGTTCCCGTTACCATCCTGCAACACCTTCTGCAACCAGCGCACATCGGAGTTGCCCAGGTCGGATTCCTGCCAGTCAGCGAACTCCCCCTGATATACCTCAGCCACAATCCAGTCGGCCGGCTTACCGCCCTTGGTGATCTGCGGGGTGGTGACAGTCCGGGTGTCCGGCTTGGGTGCAGGGTCGGCCTGCAGAAAGTTCGTGATCAGGTTAGCCATGGTGCGGTGTTCCTTCCGAGTCCGTACAACATCCGCCGAGTCCGATACAGCTAAAAGTCTTTGTGTTCAGTAACGACTTCGACCTCGCACCGGCAGAGGTTGCCGATGCCCTCATCAGGGTCGATGCGGTCGATGTTCCCGTTGCAACCGGGAAAGGGGACCAAATTGACGTTTTCGTTGCCCAAACAGGGGGCGCAGGCGGTGGGTGAGTGTTTCACCCGGAGATACCGGTCCATGGAGTCACCGAGGTTTCCTTCTTCGTCTCCGAAGTCGGCGCCTCCATGGAACCGGGCATCAATCCGCAGTTTCCCAGAAACCATTGATTACAGATCCGGGTCGTAGTTCCGGGCAAAAATGACCAGCGGCTGCACCGACGTCGGGGTGCCCGTGGTGGTCCACTCGATCCGCACCTGCGCGTTGATCGACTGGGTGGAGGAGATGTTCAGCCGCTGCGACCAGGTGGACAGGTCGGTGGTGTTGACCGTGGCAAAGGTGCCACCGGGCAGGTCCGCCCACGTGGTGCCGTCGACGGAGTGCCGCACCTTCACTGCGACAGTGGGGGTGCTACCGCCGCTGAGGTCGAGCATGTGCAGCTGCACGGCACCACCGAAGGTGGACGCGCCACCCCACAGGGTGTTGTCGTCCGTCGAACCGGACCCGGTGGCGGCGGTCAACACGTTGGTGGTCTTCGGCGACGCCAGGATCACACCAATAGGGTTGGCGTCACCACGAGCACTGAAGGACGCGTCGAACGTGACGCTGTCCTTCATCTTGCCCTTGGGGGACAGCTCCATCAGGGAGGCGGGCTGCATCGCGCACGGTGACAGCACGTCGATGCCCTCGGTGGCGTACCACATGTTGACTGGGCTGGTGCGGGCCAGGATCTGGTTCAGGTACCACATCACCTGACCCTTTTTCGAACTCGCCAGACCCGAAATCTTCAGGGTGCCGTCGAGCATGCCGGGAATGTTGTTTTTGAAACGGGTTCCAAAACCGGAACCGTCAACTTCCTCGGCCTTGAGGGAGTGGTCGAGGTCGGTGCCCTGTGCGGTGAAGAACTGGGATCCAACACCCCACCTGATCTTGTATCCGGCGAATGCGCGACTCGGCGCAGACAGGTCAACAGCAGCCATTATGTTCAGTTCTCCTTGCGCGGGGAGCGGAGGGATTTCACACGAAGCAACGCGGGACGCTTACCGTTCTCGTTGTCCACCGGCTCCAACAGCGGCTCCGCTTGTTCCGGGGTGCCTTGCCAGTCGTCGCCGGTGTCGTAATAGACGTGCCCACCTTCTGGGTCGTCCCAGGTGAACGGGCTATCAGCCTCGAGCTTCGCGGGCATGACGGGCATGCCTTTCTATGCGGGGGCAACACAACATGGCCCCCCGCGCCTGGCGAGAAGCTCTACAACAACACCGCCACCTGGGCGGTCAGGTCAGTTCTGCACGTCTAGGGCGAGGCGCGCATATTTGCAGCGCCCAGTACCGAGCGCCGTCTCACCCACACCGGCCTTCTCCACCCGGATCCACCCGTAGCCGTCGAAGTCGACGTCCTCGATAGCGGTGAGGAGCGGGGAGCCGGGGGTGATGAGTTCGCGCACCGTTTTGGTGGCGGACAGTTCGTCGACTTGGCCGACGAAAATCATCACTACCAGCTTCCACCGGGCCGAGTTCGAGGAGAACGAGGTGTGGTAGTTGATGGCGCCCTGCTCATCCGACTTGATAACCAAAGCGGGGATATCAGCCGACTTCGGGAACTCGTCGTACACGGACAGTTCCGCGCCCACCGCGCCATCACAGGCGTCGAAGATGGCCTGACAAATATCGTCGTAGCTGGCCATCAGCAGGCACACGCCTTGTAGAGGGTGCCGCCTTTGACCGCGAAGTCCCGCACCAACTCCTTGGCGAGTTTCAACGGGTCCGCGGTCATCTTCTCGGTTTCATCCATCAACCCGATCGCGGCGCCGTACTGATCTTTGCCGCGGTAGAACAGGATGGCCGCGTACTCAGTGGCTTGTTCAACCTGCGGAGGCAGCGTGGCCGGAACCCAACCCCACCGGGTGGTGGCGCGAACCAGCGGCCGGCGAGTACCGAACGGAAACTCACGGGTGCGGGTGGTGGTGGAGACGATCGTGAACGGCTCCCCGTTGTACAACACGAACGGTTCCGGCTGCCACTGATCAGCAGTCCACGTCGTTTCGAACACCCCGTCGCCGTCGTCATCGGTTTCGATGACCATGCTGTCCGGGTCGGCGAAATCACTCACACACACATACGTGCGGTCATCGGCCTTGAACAGCCGCGGTGAAGCGACCGTGTCTTGGTAGAAGTAGCGGCCCGTCCACTTGTCGATTTTGCGGGAGGCGGCGCCGATGGCCCGGTCGAAATCGTTGTCGTGCACACCCGTTTTCGACCCGATGGCTTCCTTCAGCCGATCCCGGGTTATGTAGCCGTTCAGGATCATGTCAGCCCCGCATCCGAACAAACCGCACCGGGAGCAGACGAGCAGCCCGCAGAATGTCGTACGCCTCCGTGGTGAGACCGTCGTCCATCTTCGGCATCTGCATCATCAGTGCCTTCATCCGCGGATCCGGCGGACAATTCGCCATCTTCTGGTGGTGGATGTACTCCTTCACCAACAGCCGCGCCTGCGCGCACGTGGCGTCCCTGAGCGCGGCAATCAGATCCACGTCAGTCGGTAGGCCGTCCTCGTCCACGTCATACCTGGCCCCGACCAAAGCTTTGTCGATCGCCAGGGATGCCCTGATGAAAATCCTGGGGGGGATCTCCACCGGAGACGACGTACCGGCATGCAAAGCCCACTCGTCCACCGTGGGGAGTGGTTCACCGGTGTATTCGGTGTAGTCGTCGATCGTTGCGTACACCGGCATCTTTCATCCCTCCAGTGGACGCCAAGAACCATCGGGCTCGATCAAGCGGACTTCGTCGAACGGGGTCGGTCGGAACCGCTGATACCACGAGCGGATGGCCTTCAACGTCGCCGCATAGGACGCTGAGTCGCGCTGTGCGGCCCGCTGGGCTGCCACCTGAATGTTGGGTAGCAACACAATCGAATGCGTCGCACCGACCTGCTGAGCCAGCTCACGGCGCACATGCGGCTCCGGGGCACACCTGACTACCCAGGCTTGCGCTTTGGGGTCGTCCCGCACCTGGCGGCACAACTCGTTGAAACGCTTCTGCGCCACACCGAAAAAGTGGCCGGTGTGGTTGTGGCTGACAGGCGAGCCCTCCGCCATTGCGAGAGAGTCGACGCACACCACAAGGTCGCCCGGTTGGGCGAGCTCGGTAACAAGCGTCGACTTCCCGGCACACGGCGGGCCACAAATCAGCGTGACCCGCCGTGTCATCAGCCGAACCGCTCAACCAGCTGAGCCTTCGTCATCGCCGCCAACTCGTCATGAGCCAACTCAGATGACAACTCGGCATAGTCGACCCACTGAGCCTTCGAATCAGCCCGTGACGGCTTCACCGGACCGATCGGACGCTCCAAGTCGGCAGCGTCCTCACGTGCCTGACGTTCCTGCTCAGACTCCTGAACAGGCTCGTCAGACCACGCGGAACCGTCAGGGTTGACCCGGATGAGACGCCCCTGACGTTCCTGCGCCGCGTACAACTCGGGAAGGGGAAGGTCGAACTTGTGGAGTCCGCCTCCCTCACCCCGAAACCATCCGGACCTAGACATCAGGCGGTGCGGGGCAGACGGAACGCGGTGATGGTGTGGTTCGCCGCGGTCGCCGAGTTCACGTTCAGCGTGCCGTCAGCCTGCATGAAGCGGGCCGAGGTGAACGGGCCGATGTAGCGGGTACCGACGGTGCAGGACACCGCCAGGTCACCCTGACCAGCGGACAGCGACGGCGGGTTGCCGCCGGCCTTCACGGTCAGGACCGTGGTGGCGGTGGCGGTGACGACCTGCAGCACGATCTGCTCGAGCGGCACACCGGCCGAGGACACGATGTTGGTTGCGCCAGCCGCGGTGCCCGCCGGGGCGGCGAGGTCAGCGTTGGGGACGAAGTTGGACAGAGCAATGGTGGCCATAACGGATCAGCTCCCGTTGAGGATGATGGTTAGAAGGTGGGCGCGGATCAGGCCGAGGCCGCGACTGCGTAAGCAAGCGAATCCGGGCGGACCAGCTTCGCCCCGAAAACGTGCAGGAACTTGACGGCGTCGGAGAAGCTGGCCTCAGGCCGGTAGGCCTCCATCTTCAGGATCTGCTCCGCATAGGTGATCGCGGTGTCATTACCGGCCATGACGACGCTCTGGTTCGCGGACGGAACCGGGCAGTTGTTCGACAGCAGAATGTCGAACCCAGCCGCGCGACCGACCATGCCGTTGCGCAGAGCCTCGCTGACACCGGACGCGTCGACACGGACGAACCGGTCATCGCGGATCATGGCGCCCTGCAGCCACGGCGGGAGCACAGCCCAGCGGCCCTGACGCGGCACGTTCGCCTCGTCGAGCTTGACCGACAGCGGGACCAAGATGGAGTCCCACACCTGCGTCCACGCGGTCGCACCCGTGCCACCGGTGATGGTGATCGCGGCACCGGCGTTGACCTGGTTCGCGGCCTGAATGCCGGTGTACAGCGACGCGACGTACCGGTCAGCGGACTCGGCGAGACCGTAGGAGGTTTCCAGGGTCGCGGCGGGGATGACGTTGCCCTTGGCCTGGCGGGCATCCACGTCGTCGATCTTGAAGGCGGCGTAGTTCATCTGGTCGATGACCAGCGCCCGCGACGCGTCGAAGATCTCGTCGACCACGATGGTCTGCGAGTTCGGCGTGTACGAACGAATCGTGGGCCGGGAGATCGACGTGATGTGCACGGTGTCGCCGGCCTGCGAGATGTCGCCCTCGTAGTCGCGGTTGCAGCAACCGCCGTAGACGAGGGTCTTCTTCAGGTTTTCCAGGAGCGAGGCGCTCCAGATCTCGGGCACAAACTGGCTGATGGACACGGTATTCCTCCGGGGGAGGTAAGCGCACACTAAAAAGCCCGATCAGCGAGGTGCTGTCGGGCTACGTGTGGGCGGGTTGGTGGCGAGAAAGTCCCGATAGACGGGGGTTGATCAGCCTCCGCCAGAAAGCAGCTTCTGGAACTTGCCTTCACCGAGAGCCTTAGTGATCTCCGCGGAAGACATGCCCTTCATCTGCTCACGGGTGAGCTGATCAGATCCGCCGGACCTGCCGGGGATCTCGGCGCCCGACCTGTGAGGCTTCGCCGCCGGGGCGATCTTCAAGTCAGGGTCTGCTTCCACCGCCGCCGCGATCGCCGACTCCAGGTCGGCAACAAACGACGGGGCAGAAGGGTCGAGCTTGCCGAGCACACCGTCGGCGATGAGCACCTTCTCGGTGAGCCCTGGCTTCGCGTTGGCCTTCGCCATCGCGGCGGGGAGCGACGCACGTACCGTGAGCTCCCGGATCATCCGATCCTTCTCCGCAACGACCTTCGCGGTCTCAGCCTGGGCGGCGGTGAGCTGCTCGGTGAGCTTCGCGGGGTCGGGCGGAGTGTTGGAGTCCGGGTTAAGCACCTGCTGCAACTTCGTCAGCATGTCCTTCAGAGACGCTGATTCGGCCGCTTGGGTTTCCTGCGCCGTCTTCAGCGCAGTCGCTGCTTCCTCTTGCGCCCGCAGCTTCGTGCGCCAACTGGCGTTCTCCTTGCGGAGATCCGCCATCGCCTTCGACTCCTCAGACAGGGTACCTGTGGAGTTCGGGTCGCCCTGTTCAGTCGGCGCAGCTGCTGCCGGCTGAGTGGAAGGCATATCCGCGGGGCTAGGCGTAGGAGGCGCCTCGAAAGAGGGATTAGCTACGGGGTTGGTGCCACGGGACCACGACGGTCCTGCCTCATTGGGAGCGGTCATTTCGGATGGACTCCTGTATCTACCCGAAAGCCACCAGGACTGTCGGAGTTTTCCCCCGCCACCAGGACAGGGAGGTTTATGTCCAGACGGGAAGCCCGCTGGTATTTCCGAGATGGTGGTTCCACAGCCACGTGCGCTGCGGAACGTGCACCACCTTCGCGCCAGCCTTGACGCACTCAAGGGTGAACTGGAAGTCCTCGCCGTAACGCTGACCGTGGATCAGCGCGCCCTCGGGTGGTTGCCGGAACCCGACCTGCTGGGCGAGTTCGGTGCGGACCAGGGCGGTGATGGTGGTTTGGTGCGGGTCGTCCGGGTTGAACGGACGTCCGAAGTGACCCAGCGGGTCGAACTGGCTGAGGTTTCCGGCGGCATCGACGATCGTGAAGTACGAGAACACATAGTCGGCGCCGGTGTCCTCCGCGGCCTGACAGAGCACCTCGAGATGGTGCGGCAGGAAAACATCATCGTCATCAAGGAAGGCCGACCAGTCGGTGCGCACCCCACGTAGCGCACGGTCCCGGGTCGCAGGTGCACCCTCACGCCCGGTGTCAACCGAGACCGAGATGCCTGCGGCGGGGTGCGTCTGGGTGAGTACCGAGGCGATGGCGCGGCGGAGCATCTTCACCCGAGGTGGGATGGAGGGGATCACGGCAGTGACGTTCACGAGAACGCCCGCGCTCCCCACTTGGCTTGGAACTTGACCGCATCCTCGTCCGCGAACTGGGCAAGCTGCCCGGTGAGCGGGGTGCCTCCGTTGTGGCCGATCATCTGGCCGCGCACCAGCCCCGTACCACCGTTGATGCGGTGTTGCCAGACGAAGTCGTCGTCGGCGTACCACCAGCGGAACTGCTCGTCGAATCGCAGCCCGAGCTCGCCGGCCACGAGCATGCACACACC